TAGAATCTTTTGGGCGACCTAATGTTTCATCTTCATCATATCCACTTGGTACATTTCTAGGATCGGAATCATTTCTACCTTTACCATACAATGCAGCCAAGTCATGTGGTGTGCCATATGATTTACCACTTTCTACTGGGTCATTACCTTCGTTTTCAATTTGAGTAACTCGGAATTGTCGTTTAGCATCTTCTCTGATCAGATCTCTGTATTCATCATACTGGTCTTCAGATAAGTGGAATATATTATCATAAATCCAATCTGTAGGTAATAATTTCTGGTCTAGTAATTGTTGAGCTAATTCAGCTTTGGATTTCATCAACTCAATTTTCTCCTGTTCAAATATAATAGAAGGAGTTTGCATAGACAATTCAAAGTTTGTCAAAGCTTCATCTCTGTATCCTTGAGAATATAAGTGTACTAGAGCAATTTTGTTAAGTTCGGATACTAAAATACGTTGGATACGGTCAATTGTACGAGCAAATCTAATATCTTCGGCCGCTAATGTTGCTTTACCTTCTATATTAGCATCGTATCCTAAGAATGCTTTAGGTACTTTAAGTGCAGCAAATAGTTTATCTCTTAAATATGCAACGTCTTGAATACCATCATAATCTAAACCTTTAGTGGTATCAATTTTAGTTGTTGTATCATTCCCACGAACCGGGATATAAAAATCCTCCATCATGTTTTGCATATTAAATTTCAAATTGTAGTCTCCAGTTTGCTTATCAACATATGGAGTACGTTTCATATTTGAAATAGTTTTCTGCATGAATGCATCTACTTCATTTGGTGGGATGGAACCTACGTTCATATAGAATATACGTTTTTCTGGGGCACGAGCAATTCTGTGAATTAACATCGCATCTTCCATCAAAGTATATTGTTTAAATAATTTACGAGCAGGCTCCAAATATGAACGACCGTATGGAAGATAGTTAGTATCCCCAATTAGTCTAAAGTGAGCCATCTCGTAGTTATCAAACATAATTCCTCCATTTTGATCATTACCAGCTCCAGTAACTGCATACAATCCACTGCTTGCATTTACTAAACCATCAGGAGAATATCTATATTTAACCTCAGATGGGTTCTTGGGGTTAAATCCTTCTAATCTTTCAATATGGAACGCAGTATAAGGAATTACATTATACACACCATATTTTTCGGCTATTTCTAGTTTCAAGAAAAAATCACCATACTTGGACATTTGTCTAACCCATGCCCATAAGTTAAATTCTATATTTAATACATCATAGAATAAGTTGTATAGAATTTTTTGTATATTTTCGTTTGAAGAGCGAATAGATAATACTTCACCCATATCGTTTTTCAAAGTACACTCATCAGATATAATATCAAGGGCAGAGGCAATAATGGCATCTTGATCCATTACATCGTATTCAGAATATAATTGTGGTCTTAAATACTTGTAGTTGAAATTAAATTGTGAACCGTATAATGAACTAGGATTAGTAGAATAAATTCTACTGTACCTGTCCATAAGAGAATTCGTTTGAATTGCTCCATTGGTTTGGATTTGATTAGTATCCATTACACTTATCTGATTACCCCCAACGTTTCGGATAATTACATCCGTGGAGAATAATCTTTGTAATCTACTAAATAAGCCTGTATCTGCCATGTTATTTGTTATTGTTATAAATATTGTTATAATAACCAGGATATATCCTCTTTACCACCATATGGATTTTCAATCTGGTAAGGATTGTCATCTTTGTTAGCGTAATATGCTCCCTGGTATGAGGTTCTATTAACGGTCATGTTTTTTAAAGCACTGCGTGTTAAATCTAAACCACGTTGTCTGTATTTTAAAGCTGTATCTCGGATGTACATTGCAATTCCAAAAGCCATTACTAGATCATCATTGTATCCTTGTTGTGCTTCTGCTCTACCGTTTCTCCATATAAAAACCTTCATTTCCTCTATCAATCTTTTGGATTGAATAGTTACGGATTTTTCAGAAATATATTCTTGGAATTTACCTACCACCATAGGACGGGTTCGGGCCGACATTGTAAATCCTGCTACTGCTTTTGATGTATCCATATATTGGTCAAAATACGAATCTACATTTGATTCGGCACGGGGAGAATAATAGAGATTGGAATAATTTCTATCTATTGCTACTTGTATAGTTGCCCAACCAATGTTTGCGTTTTCTATCACTAGTAATGCCTCGTTATATTCTGTAGCTATGCCTACTAGCAAGTGTCCAAATTCTTTAGTTCCGATTTGTCCACGGTATTCTGCCACTTGAACATTTGATTCAGTGTCTATGACGTGAAACGTAGAGTAATCCTTACCATCGCCGCGAGCTACGTCAGCTACTACAATATAATTTCGATAATAATCAGCTGATTCCCATACCCATAGGTTTTGATCTACACCTCGTTTTTCTAGTGGTTCTTTAATATATGTTTTTTCGTAGTATTCTAAATATTCACTGTAGAATACAATATCTCCAGAGGTAGAAAAATCGCAATCACATTCTTGAGCCGCTAATCTAGGATCACCTAACAATTCATCTTGTCTATCTCTCCATGATTGGTCTCGTTCTGGGTGGACCATCCAGGGTAATTTAATAGGAACAAAATCGTTTTCGGCATGTTCTGCTTTAACCCATGTTTGGTGGAACCAGTTACCAGTACCAAAAGGAGTAGATAATACAATAGCACCACCACCCGTTGCTAGGGTTTGTTGAGCAGAAGCCCATGTTTCGGCAATGTTTTCTATAAAGGCAGCCTCATCTATTATTAGCAAAGATACTGCTTCTGATCGTGCGGAATCGGAATTTGAAGATTTGGCTTGTATTTTAGATCCATTAACTAGATGAAGTGATAGTTTGTTATTTTCTACCGCATCTACTTTTAACCATGAGGGTAAATTTTCCCACATGAATTTTACTTTGGATACTAAGTTACGTGCTGTTGCCTGTGTAGTGGCTAGAGCTAGTACGTTTCTATCTTTATGGAAAAGCATTAGCCATGTAGCATAGCCTGCAGCTAAAGTAGAAATACCTAATTGGCGGGATTTTAAAACTATGCTATAGTCGTGTTTTTTGAAGAGGGTAAGTACCTTTTCCTGGAATGGGTATAGGTTAAATTGGATTCTACCTCTTTGGGGGTGTTGGATATAACAATATTTGCGCATAAAGTGAACCGGATCTTGGGAACACTTTATATATTCTTGTCTTATTATCTCCTTTATATTGGAATTAGACATATTATTTTATTTTAAAATAAATAATACGGCTAATATACCTAAGATTCCTGTACCTGCAACCATTTTTCCTTTTACTTGTTCTTTTTTTAAATCTCGTTGCAATCTACTTGATAACTCTTGTGATAAAGCTAATTGTTCAGATCTAGTATCCATAATGGATTTGTAATTGGTGATCTGAGTATTTAAGTTGGAGATAATACTATCCTTAAATACAATTTTTTGTTCTAGTAATTTAACTTTATCTTGAGTGAGGAATAGTTCTTGTTTTGTACCATCCCACATTATAAGGTCTTTAATTACTAGACGAGCTATTGGCTTTTCTAAGCGAATCAAAGTAGAATCGGTAGCGGTTTGTGAAAAACTCTTTGAGCTCATCATCATTATAGCTATCAACACTACTAACTTTGGCATTAACTTCATTTTTTAAGGTATTTATACTTTTATCTTTTAAATCAAGTTCTTGATCTAATTCCGATATTTGTATGTTTAAAGTATCAATTTTTAAAGATAAATCATCGTTCACATCTTGGAGTGAATCAACTTTTTCATCCAATTTTTCGATTTTTATATTATATTCTTCAACGTAATCTTCTTTTTTGTTAAAGAAAAACAAAACAAAAATACAAACTCCTATTATAATTAATATGTTAACGTATTTCACTTTATTTATCTAGAATAGCTTCTAGTTCTTTTTTAAGTTTAGTTTTTTCTTTCAAATCAGCTACAATTTTGTCTTTGTCTGCACCTTTAGCTTCTTTGTATTTTTTAGCTAATGTCTTCATTTCTTTAGTTAATTTAGCTAATTCATCCTTTGCTTTAGCCATACCTTTTGTAGCTTTAGCATCTTTTTTTAATTCAGACTTGGATGGTTCTTTGTCTTTATCTCCATCTTCATCTTTTGATTTATACCAATCATCTTCTTTTTCTACATCATCCTCTTCTTTTTCAGCTATTGTTACAGCTTGGATTGTTTCTTCAGATAAAGCTTTAATAATTTCTTCTCTAATGTATTCTTTTAATGCTGATTTTTTCATGGTAGTATAAATATTTATATTTTGTTATAAATATATTAGGAATTTACAACATTCAGAATTTGCTGAATTCGTTCCTTAGTTGAACCACTGATAACATGCATTGATTTAAATCTGTGAGCATGCAATTGCAATAGATGTTGTATATTAAAGTCAATTAAATCTCTATATTCAGGATCAGTTTCACGTACTGAATTATCTTCTATAGGTAAACCTTCAGGTGAGATATAGAATATATAATCATATTCATTTATAAACATAGAAGCATATTGCTCAAATTCATCTTTATCCAATACATTAATTGATTTAGCACTTTTAGTAAATGCAATAACATCAATAATAGTACGATCTGTAATTAGATTATCATGCATTAATTCAGCACATCGTTCAGCCAAAAATACTGTTTGACCTTTTAATGTTGAATCAGTATTTAATGGGATACCTAAATCCCTTAAATATTTTGAACGCTCAGTAGCAAATTTATAGTTCTTAAATT